CTCATTCCAGAGGGCCGGAAACCCTCTCGCAATTTGGCCTCGACGCGTTGGACGGCCTCGACGGCCACCTCATACCTGAGCGAGGGTTGCGGCATCAGTCACCTCGAAGTCAGACGCCCAGGAGGGCGCGGAACGCGGGACGGGTGGCGGGCGATCTAGCCCGGGTCGGGCGGCGTAGGTTCGGGCGGGGGAGGACAGTCGAGGTTCGGCATCCCGACCTCGTCGAAGAAGCGGCAGAGACGGGCGACTTGGAGCCAGCCGTCTTCGCCCCAGAGTTCGAGCTCGGTTTCGTATCGGTCGAGGGCGGCTTCGGAGGTCAGGCCGGCGGGGTCAGCGACGGGGCGGGGCTTCACCATGAGATCGGCCGCACTCGGGAAGGCGGCTTGTGTCGATCCCGTCGCGCTGCAACCGGAGACAATGGCGAGCGATGCGGCGATCAGAAGGAATCGCGTCGGGAAGGGGAGCGAGCGCATCGTCTAAGGCCTTTCGTTGCTGGTTGAGGGCCGCCTGATCTCCCAGGCGCTGCGTGGAGGCGGTTTCGCGGGCCGTGGAGGCCTTGCGCTCGATCTTCGCGACCTTGGCGGCCTGCGCGTCGCGTTCGCCCTGTGCGGCCCGCTGGGCGCAATAAGCGCCGAAGCCGAGGAACAGGATCAGGATGGCGATGGCGGCCCAGCCGCGGGGGGAGAGCATCGAGGGGACGCGGCGAAGGAAAAGGAGCGCGCCGATCACAGGAGCAGCGCCTTGGCTTGGGCCGTGCGGGTGATCCGGTCGGCGAGGCCGTTCGTGCCCCCGTTGACCTTTCGAGTGACCGCCTCGACGTCGTCCTTCTGTGCCGGGGTTACGCATCCGGCGCGGACGAAGAACTCGGCCGCCGCCTTGGCCGACTTGGCCGGGTCCGTGCGAAGCTCGTCGGGAGAGAACCCGCTGGCGATCGTATTGGCCCGGCCCGTGATCTGCTTGAAGCCGGAGCCCCGGAACCGCCAGCCGTCGCCCGGTTCGGTGTTGCCGAGGTTGGCCGCGCCCCAGGCCCCGCCGTAGAGGATATTGGCGAGCGCCTCTTGATTGGCCGGTCGGCCCGGCTTGCGCCCGTAGCGTTCGCAGTCGGCGGCCGAGATACGGTGCCGGCCGAAAGTCCGAAGGAGGCCCTCGACGGAATAGTTCAGGCTCTCGGACATCACGGCGAAGCCGGCGCTCTCGACGTACATCTGGCCCAGCCAATGAGCGAGGACGACGCCCGAGAACCCGTGCGCGTTCGCCGCGGCCTGGAGAGCGTGGAGGGTATGCGGGACCGCTCCGGGAGCCCAAGCGGCGAACTTGCCGGGGTCGATCCGCCCGCCGGTATCGTTGGCCGGCAGAGGAGAGAGGGCGGAATTGATCCGGTCAACGTCGGCCTGGGTCAGGGGCGAGCCCTTAACCGCGCGCACGGCGTCGAATAGAGCGGTCGTGCTCATAGGCAGACTCCAGATTGTCGGGAGGGGGTCGGCGGCTATTGCGCCGGCTGGCCGCTGTCAGACGGCACGACCGGGGCCGCGTTGGTCTTTGCGACCGAGGCGGTCTCCATGGCCTTTGCGCCGTAGAGAAGCGCAACGCCGCCCCATGCCGCACCGACGAACGCCGCGCCGGCCATGAGGTCCGCCTTCATCCAGACGATGCTCACGGTCGCGAGCGCTGAGGACGTGGCGGCGGAATAGAGAACATACGGCCGGGCGACGTTGCCGATCGCCGAGACGATGCGGTCGAGGCTGATCGGAAGGTTCACACCGCCACCCTCTGCCGCGACGCGCGCGGGCGAACCGGAGTGGCCTCAGTGACCCAGGCCAGCCGCGCCGTCAGATCGTCGATGGCCTTGGCCATGTGCCGGATGTCGGACTTCATCTCGGCCACGTCCGACCCCATGGTCGCCAGGGAGTCGTGCCCTTTCTCGACCGTCGAGACCCGTTGAAACAGCCGCCCCATGGCAAAGGCGATCACGGTCGTCTGAAGCAGGACAAAACCTGCAAGCGAGGCGAGGGCGATCCAGGCGGAAGCATTCATCGGCGGGTCTCTCGCTCTTGAGCATTACGATGTGTGGGGCGGCCGAGGCCTATTGATCGCGGAAGGTGGTCTGATCGATCTCGCCGGTCGTGATGACGCCGGTCGCTGCGCGATCGATGGTGGCCAGCACGCATTGGTTCCAGAGCGCAGGCTCGGGATAGTCCAGACCCGCAAGGAAGCTGTTGCCGGGGCGCTGCAAGGCACCGCCCGAGGTCAGCACGACCGTGAAATCTGCCCAGCCCGAGGCCGCGAGATTGCCCCCGGCGTAATAGACCCGCACCGGCGGGCCGTCATACTGATAGATCAGGGCCTCGCCCGCGCTGACCGTCACCGTGTCGGCGTCGGTGTGGGGTGTCACCCGGAGGCCCCAAAGCACCCGCGTCGGCCTGGCTTCCGTGCTGTTTTGCGGAACGTGCAGGACCAGCTGGCGGTCACCGACGACCGTCGTCCCTTGGGCGTCGGTCCAGACGCTTTGCGCGCCCCGGATCGTGTTTGCGCCGTAGCGCCTGGGGGCGGGCAGAGCCGTGGTCAAGGGCCGGCCCTGTTTGCACAGCGAATCGAGCAAACCGACGACGCCGGCGCTTTCAAAGCCGCCCGCGACCACGAACCGCGACCGGACGGTGTCGTAAGTGATGTGCCCGACGCCCATGCCGTTCAGGCCCAGAGCGCGCCAGACTTGGCTTGTTGCGGTGCGCCAAACGGTGTCAGCCGTGGCCCGGAACCCGGCCACCAGCGTGCCGCCGCTGCCGTTCAGCGACCACAGGATGCCGGTCGCCCCGACACAGATGCTGGCGACCTGCGATGTGACGCCGGCAGCCGGGGTGATGGGGAACTTGGCCGAGCCAGACAGGGCATCGTTCAAGGCGTCGAGGGCCGCTGTCGCGGTCGCGACCGTGAACTGCACCAGACGCGCGCGCAGCACAGAGCTTCCGTCCTGGGTGATCACCATGACGTACAGCACCCCGGCCAGCAGCTGGTCGGCCACCGCCGGGACGTTGACGATGGTCTCCCCCGAAGGCATCGCGGTCTGGAGGTTCGACAGATAGTCGGTCCACGTCAGCGAGCTGACCGCCGTCGCCCCGGTCTCGGTCTTGGCCCCGTTGAGGGTCAGCACCATCCGACCAAAGGTCGCGCGGGACGCCACCGGGTTGGTCGATTGGTTCCAGCCGGATCCGCACAGGAAAAAGGTATCAGTCGCCGTCCGCGCCACACCCATCAGGCACCGGGGCGAAGAGGTTACCCCGCCCATGATCCCGGCGGTGTTCAGCATGGCCGTCAGCGATTGCGCAGCCTCGGCACCCTCACGCCAGAAGAAGACCGACGGCGGGCGATAGACGCCCGGCGTGTCCGACAGGTCGCCCGACCCGACGACGATGGCGTATCCCGTCGTGATGTTGAAGCTGAGCGGGTGGGCATAGGTCCACGTCTCGCGCGCCGAACACCGCAGGAAGGTGTTCGGGCTGTCAACGCCTGACGGGTCGGCCTTGGAGGTCAATGCGACCTGATAGGGGTTGGACAGGGTCCAGTCCGGCTCACGGTCCACGCGCACCACGCTCAGGTCGTGTTTGTTCAGAGCGTGAATGACGCCGTCCTCGCCGCCGATCAGCCACCAGGAGTCGAACCCGATCACCGAGGTATGGCCGTCGATCCGGCCATAAGGTTCAGGCGCCTTCGTCATCAGATAGCTGAGATCGACCGGCCCGGCCGGCATTGGCGCTCGTCCGGCAAACCGCGCCTCGGTCTCGCGCGTGGCGGGGATGGCCAGAGCAAGCGCGCCAGACAGGTCGAGAGGGACGATGGACCAGCTGGCCCCGACCGCCGCCTGCGTACCCGCAGCCGTCCCGTTGGCCTTGCAGATCAGCATATCGCCGGCCTCGACCGTGACGCCCGAAGCGCCCCCGATCTTGCCGTCCGCGGATACGCGATAGACCCAGCCCTGATCGGCCGCCGGATAGTTCGGATTGGACGAACAGTCGATCACCCCCTTGAAGACCTGGGCATCGTTGGCGGCAAGGAAAGCGTCGATATAGGCCTTCACCGCCTTTTGCGACGGAACCTTCGTATCATTGTCGGCCGCGAAGGTCGGATCGGTGTCCAGCTGGCTGTCGTCCATCTTCAGCTGCAACGCGGCGTCGATCTCGGCCGCGATGGTGATCGGCAGGGCCAGGTTGGTGATCGCCCACGCGCCGGAGCCGGAGCCCCCCGACTTGGCGTAAATGCCGTTGAAGGCCGAAGTGGCGTCGTTATAGACGATGGCCAGCGTGTCGGCGATGTGCGCGAGATCGGCATACAGCAGCGCCCGCGTCGCCTTCTTGACCGTGATCGCCCCGTTTACGCCGAGCGAGGCCAAGGCGGCATCGACGACCCGGAACGCACCGCGAACCTCGGACTTGATCGGCTCATGATCTCCCGAGGCCGGGACGCCGTCAGTCGCGAAATCGCGCAGGGCATTGTTCGCCGCGTCCGTGATGGCGGTCATGGCAGTCTCCAGATTCTCAGGTTGTTCAGGTCGGTCAGACGACCGTGACGGTCACAGGTCCGGCGGGATCGCTCTCGCCGGCCGCGTTCTTGTTGGTCACCCAGATGCGGTAAGTGCCGGCTGCGGTGACATAGTTGCGGGTCTGGGTCGTTCCCGGCGTGGCCGCCAAGTCGCCGCTGTTGCCAGTGCCGGGGAAAGCGTCCGACACCCCGCCGATATAGACCCGGGCATGGGTGACGCCCGAGCCGTTGCTCCATTGAACGGTCGCGCCGTTTGGGCTCGTCCCGTTATCGACGGCAGACAATCCGGTCGGCATGGCGGGCGGGGCCGCAGCTATGGAGGTGTCGGCGGTCGCCGGGGTCGTCGGCCCCCAAGGCGAAAGCTCACCGCCGCCGGTTTCGTAAGCAATCTGGACTTCCAGCGTCTCGTTCGCCGTGACAAAGCCGGTGTCGATCTCGACCCCGCCGGAGGGGTCCGCGTCGGCAAACTGGCCCTCGACCCAAGAGGACGCGCCGTCAACGCGCCAGCGGACATACCAGATCAGGTCAGAGCGATCCGGCCCGGTGCCGACGACGTTAAGGCGAACGCCCGTCCCGGATCCTGTGTCCTCGAAAAACGGGGTCACGGTCGTGATCGTCGGGGCGGCGAGCTCAGGAGGTGACGGAGGCACGATCACGCCGGGATTGGACCCTTCTTCGGTCTCCGCGTCCCAGTCGTACATGGCGGAGTTGGCGCTGCGGACCGTGACCCGGACCGTCCGCTCGAACAGGTCCATTTCGCTCCGCACGATCTCAAGGTCCATCGACTGGAAGGCGGTCGGGCCTTCGTCGAGCTGGAGTTCGTGGAAGCGGTAGTCGAAAAAGTCGGCCGGCAGACTGTCGAGGTCGAGTACGATCTCGCCGCTGTATTCGGCATTGAGCGCATAAAACCGGGCCTTGCCGAGGCGGCGGGCCTGGGAGTTGTTCGTCACCTCGCCAAGTTCCAGCGCGGCAGTCTTGCGGCCCCTCTTGGTGATCGAGGCTTCGTCGGTCCACGGGATCGTGTCCACGATCTCGTAAAGATGCCCGGGCGAGCGGAACCGCACTTGCAGCTCGTTGACCAGCCGGCTCTTGGCGATTCCTGCCGTGAGGTTGTCGATATCCACGATCATCGCGGCGCTGATAGGGGTCGGGGACCGCAGCCACCGGCCGCAGCGGATGACGAAGGAGCCGTCCGCGCGCTCCGAGCGCCAGCCGTCGCACGATAGCCGGAACATCTCGCGGACCGACTTCCGGTCGCTGGTTGCCTCGTACCAGACAAAGCAGGTGTAACGGGCGATTGTGCCGCCGGCCGCGAGCGCCACGGTCTCGTCGCAGGCGTCGGCCTCTTCGGTCAGAACATCGAGGCTGGGAGCGAAACGCCGCGCCCAGATGCGGTCCGCGATAGCCTTTTCGCGGTTCGCCAGCGCGGTGTCGGCATTTGACCAGAGCGGATAGTTTGTCGCCCACTCGTCGTGGACTTGGCAGACGATCGGGTTCTCGCTGAACTCCCATGTGGCCGGGTTGTTGCGACGATGCGCGCCCGAGCCGCCCGCCGTGCTGTCCTTGCGCCAGTCATAGACGCAGAGCCAATCCGCCTCTGCCGAAAGGGCAGGGGCCTGGTTCGGGTAAATCTTGAGCATCTTGTCTTGCGCGACCATGGCGCAACGCATCCCGGCGGCGGCGGTGTGATCCGCTCGGTGCGCCGACGTCCATGTCCCTTCTGCCTTCTCCACGATATGGTCGAAGGCGGTCCCGGTCGCCGCTCCGTTCTGCGACTTCACGATGATCGGGTTGCCATATCGACCGTCGATCGCTTGGCTGGTGCCGTCGATGTTCAGGGTCACCGGGTCGTCGTGGAAATAGAACTGCCAGTTTCCGCCGATCCGCCCGTGACAGAAGCCGAGAACGTCGAGGGTGAAGCCGGAGACGCTCGCATAGTAGAGGTACGCCCCGGGCTTGCGCCCCCGCCCGTAGGCGAAGTGGCGCGGCGGGATCGACTGCTTGATCGGGGAATAGCCGATTGGCCGAGGCTGGGGCCGCAGGAGGCCCGAGACCGAAACCATGACCGCCGTGACAGCCGCCGCCGCCGTGAGCGTCACAGCGAGGAAGAAGCTAGCAGGCATTCGGCACCCTCCACGCGGCGATTGGCCGGGCCTTAACAATCCGAAGTCCGCGGTCGGACATGGCGGCCCACCGGGAGCCCGTGCAGATCGCCCCGATTTCGAGGCGACCGGACGGGGCGAAGACTTGGACCGCGCCGATGTCGCCCCGAACCGGGTTGTCGGTGCCGGCCAAGCCCGCGACGGCCGCGCCCGCGCTCAATATGCCGACGACGCCGCCCATCCGATCCAGAACCGCCGCGCACCCGGTTTCGTCCGAGAACGACCCGCGCCACTCCGCACCGCCGTCGATGCCGGTGACCAGCCGCACCCAGTTAGCGGGGAAAAAACAGCAGTCATTGTCCCCCCAGGCGAAAGCGCCGGGCTGGTCCAGAAAAGCGGTCAGGCGGGGAATCGGCGTGTGGTCCCGACCGAGAGGCTCGGCGTGAACTCGAAGGCGAGGTCGGTCGGGGACAGGATAGCCTGCTCGACCGGGCTCCAGTTGACCAAAGAGGCGAGCCGGCGGTCGGTCGAGGCCGATCCAAGCCGCAGCGAGACCGAGGCCGTATGTCCGTTTCCGTCCTCGGCTTGGACCAGCGACCACGAAACCGCCTCGGCGTCGTAGTCGGCCAGCCAGTCGATGCCTGCGACGGGCCGCCAGTTGGCGTCCGCCAGCAGTTGGCCGAGGTGAGCCCGAGCCCCCGAAATATCCGAAGGCACATCGAGGAGGGCGAGAGCCTCCGGGTCGATACCCGAGAGCGTGAGGTCGTATTCCCCGGCCTGGTCATCCAGCAGCCGGTCGATCACCGGGAAGGCCGACAAGGCGAGAGCGAGATATTCCCCGCCCTCGAGGTCCACATCATCGGCCGGCATCGGTCGATTGGTCGGGCCGGTCCAGACCCGGATCGGAGGCGTGGTCTCCACGTAAAGGAAGAGAGCGGGGCGAACGACCGACATCAGGCTTCCACGAACTGAGCGTTGAAGAAGCCCCAGCGATTGATCTGGAGCATGGCGGACAGCTCCTTCGCGTTGGTCATGTGCATGGTGCACTTCGGATTGACGAAGTTCATCTCGGCCCCAGAGAGGTGGCTCGTCCGGGCCGGCGTCCTGATCTGGGCAACGTATGAGAACCCGCCCGATATGGCCTCGATTGAGGTGAACCGCGCGATCCGGTGGAGGTTCGGACCGTCTTCGGTCTCCAGGCTGAAGTCCTCGCCACCCCGCAAGGCTTCGCCCGGCCATGTGAACGCGATTTCGGTGTCGTAGGCGGCGACCGCCCCGTCCAGCACGCCATACGGCCCCTCGCTGGCGAACTCTGTCCCATCGGAGAAGGTGGAGTCGTCGGAGAACGGGACATAAGCCACAACCCCGGGAGCCTGATCGCCGGGGCGGCGCGGGACGACAATCGGCTCGGCCCCGCCGTTTAGCAGGGCGTCGAGTGCTTGGGCGGTCAGGATTTCGTCGGCGGTCGAGAGCGCGACGTTCTCGAACATGGCGCTCCAGGCCCCGCCCGCTGCCCAAGAGGCCATTCGGCGCGTCCCGGCAAGGGTCCGGCCGCCGTCACGCGCGGCCCCGTTGGAGGGCGTCCATTGCTGGTTCTCGGGGATCAGCAACGAGGGCCAGACATACAGGCTCATCCGGCACCCCACACAGGCTCACCAATCGACCCTCGGGCAATGCCCCGGTTGACTTGCGCCGGCAGCGCCTTGGCCATGCGGCGCTCGCTGTTGGCGACCATGGGGCCGGCAACGCCAGCGGCTTCGCTTCGGGCCGTGTCCGCCACATAGGCGTTGAGTCCGTCGCGGTCCGCGGTCACGACGACCCGGACGCTTTGCGCGACGGATCCGGCGAAGGACGTCCGGCCGGACTGCGCGCTCTGGGCTTGGCCCCGCGCCTGATCTACCGATCCGGCGTCGAACCCGGTCCCGGTGCCGGCCACTCGACCGCCGCCGCTACCGCCTCCGGCCACCCGCACCCCGATAGCCGCGAGCGCCGCAATAGTCGCCGCCCCGGCCGCGATGTTGAACGGGAAGGGCAGGGACGCAATGGCCCGGGCAACCGCGACAACGCCGTGGGAGGCCGCCTTGATGGCGTTCTGTCCGACCGTGGCCGCCGTCTCGGTTCCGCCCATGACCATCGACTGGATCATCATGGCGAACTGGAACACCCGATAGGCCTGTTCGGCGGCTTGCAGGGCCTTGTAGCCGTCCGAGCCCTCCTTGAAGAAGCCCTTGGCCGCGCCGAGCATATCGCCGTAGTTCTGGACCTGGGCCATCGCCCGTTCGCGGTCGGCTTGCGCGCCGCTAAGGCGGAACTCGCTCTCCGCCAGGCTGATCTCGGCCATGCGGGACTGATAGCCCGACATCACCGTCAGTAGGTCGCCGAGCGCCCGGCCGCTTTCGCCGAACGCCGAGGCCAACCCCCGGGCCGTGTCCTGCGCCAAGGTGTCGATCAGGCGCATCTCGTCGGCGACCGTGCGGAGCGGGTTGACCATTTCCACCACGGCATTGAGCGGCTGGAGGTTGACGTTGGAGACTTGCGCCATGACCTGGGCAACCTCGCGGGCTTGACGCCCAGCGCCGCCTCGGTTCGCGCTTTCTTCGCCCTCTCCGGCCTCGCGGAGGATGCGCCGCTCGGCGGCTCCACGGATAGAGGCTCCGAGGGCCGCAAGCTGGCGGTCCACCATCGACGCGCCGTCCGCCATGCCGGCGGCGTACTCGGCCGCCATGGTGCGCCCGGCCGCGCGGGCGGCTCCGGCGTTCGGGTTGTTCATTTCGGTCAGATCGACCAGCGTGAAATCGGAAATCTGGTTCGCCGAGCGAAACGCCGGATTGATCGCCCCCAAGGCGCGAGCCGCCGCGAGAACGGTATTGATCCCGCGCACCGCGCCGTTGATCATTCCTTCGACGGCCCGGATTGTCGCGTTTGCGGCCCCTACGGCGAGATCACCGATCACGGCGGGGAGTTGACCCCAGACCGCACGGATGGCCCTGAATGAGCCGATAAACCCGCCTGTGATGGCCTTCGTCGCCGAGACCAGCGCGCGGGTGGCCACGTCCATCGCTTGGGAGAACCAGTCCCCGATCTTCGTGACGCTCGGCCCGATCTGGTCCCAGATGACGTCCTGCAAATAGCGGAGCGAGCCGACGACGACGTCGCCCATCGTCACGCCCTTGTTCTGGACGTTTTCCAGCTGGTCGGCCGTCAGCCCCAGTCCTTTGGTAAGGTCGCCCGCCTCTTCGTTCATGGCCCGGGTCGCGAGGGCCAGAGAGCCGCCGACAACCGCCGCAGCAGCCGCAGCCGCCGCGATAAACGGCAGGAGGGGAGCCATTGCGGTCCAGATAGCCGCGCCGGCCTGGAGCATGACCGCCTTGACGCTCGTCCCCGTCCGCTGGGCCGCCATCTGGAACGTGTCCAGGATTTGCGGCCCTTGCTGAATCGCGATCATCAGCGGGTTCATGCCCATGGCCGCGGTCACGCCAATGTCGGTGAACTGGCGCGAGAGGTTGAGGCCCTCGGTCGCGGTCAGGCCCATCGCGCCCCGGGCGCTCGAGAGGACCGCCGCTTGCTGACGCAAGGCGACGTTCATGGTCCCGGTCGCGCCGTTCGCTTGCCTTGCGGCCATGGCCAGATTGTCGGTCGCATTCTCGGCCCGGACAGCCGCGCTCGCCAGCCCGTCGAGGCGGTCTTCGGCAAGCTCGGCCTGGTCCGAAGTGATGCGAAGTCCAAGGGTGGCCAGGTCGGTCAGGGCGGCCTCCTATGGGTTGGCGGGCTTGTGCCTCGCGGCCTGCCCTCGGATCATCGAAAGCACGCCCTTTCCGTCCCTTGCGGAGACGGTATTTGACGTCGGTGCGGGGTTGAGGATCGGCAGGACGGCGCGGTCGAGGCGATTGATCAGCCGCACGTCCCAGGCCGAGAGGTCGGTCAGGGTCAGGCGGCGATAGGCCTCGATCTCAAGGTAGCTGATCGGGTTGGCCGCCATGCCCGATTGACGGGTTGCGGCGAGATCGACAAAGGCGGCCCAGACCGGCGCGAGGGGGTCGGGGAAGTCCGGGAGGACCGCAGCGTTCCGATAGACGGCCTCGGCGAAGGCGATCAGGTCGTCGGCGAGGCCTTCATAAAATGGGCGCGGTCGGCGATGAACGCCCGGGCCTGATCGGCAATCCAGGGGAACCGGCGATAGAGCGCCTTGGCGTTCTCCTCGGTGCAGTCCAGATCCTCTCCATCGACCTTGATCCCGGACCAGCCGACCGTGGCCTTGGCGAGATAGTCCAGCTCGTTGGCCTTCGCCCCCTCCGCCGTGACCTTGAGCTGGCCCTGTTTGAGGTAGCTGTTGGTCTGGGCGTTGGAGAGGCGGACGAGGGCGTTGGAGTCGGCCCCGAGCAGCGAAAGGCTGACCGGCGTCTCGTCGTCTTGAAGCACCGGGGCACCGTTTGGGCCGCGAAGCTCCATCACCGCGCCCTGGTTGGCAAGGTCGGCCGTGTCGAGGTTGGAGAGGTCCATGCTGTGTCCTGTCAAAAGGACGCCGGGGCGCGACCCGCGGCGCTAGAGTTTGGGGGGAGAGGTTGTTCTGGTCGGGCGGTCTTAGGAGCCGCCGGAGACCGCGACCGAGCGCACTTCATGCTCGGCGGTGTCGATCGCGCAAACGAACACGCGCTTGGACACGCCATCGGCACCGCGGGCGGCCTTGGCCGAGAGAACCCGGACGCCAAAATAGACGGCCGTGTCGGTGTCGTTGGAGTCCGCGCCGTCTGCGGCCACGATCTTCATGGGGTACAGCCGGCGGGTGGCCGCGGCGGCGATCATTGCGATCTGGCCGGTGTCGAGCGGGTCGTCCGCACAGGTGATCGTGATGTTTCCCGGGTTTGACGCGCCCTTGAGCTGCCGGGTCAGGCCGGTCGAGAGCGGGGTGAAGCTCTGCACCGCGCCCTCCGGGCCATGGTCGGAGAAGGTCTCCAGCTGCCCGATCGCGGTGTAAGAGAGGGAGACGTATGCCGAGGCCGTGCGGTTGGTCTCGGTGACAGCAGCCGCGACAGAGACGGTCGTGCCAATACCTTGGTGGATGGCCATGGGGATGGCTCCTTTCAGTCAGGATGAATGAAGCCGGAGCCCATCTCGGCGGCGGGGCGAGGCCGTGGGGCCTAGACGGCAATCCACGGAATAGTGACGGGAACTCGAACGTCCGACGCCTCGATCAGCGGCGAGGACGCGTAGGGCTGGCCGGAGACGCGCACACCATCGGCCAAGGCGAGCCCTTTGGGGAAGTGCGCCAGCACCGACGCCGCGTGACGCGACGGGCCGACGACACCCTTGTTCTTGGGCCAAACGACGGTGACCTGGAGCAAGCCCTGGTCCATGCGGCCGGACGCAAGCCCTTCCCATGCGGGACGGTTGGAGAAGAACGCGACCTCCAGATATTTCCCGTCTGCCGGGGGTGTGAACGTCGCGGCGGATTCGGGATAGGCAACCGGGAGGGTGGGCGATCCCGTCGAGATCGTGGCGCACCGGGCGAAGAGGGCCGAGGCAATTTCCGCCGGATCCGCCATGCTTTACCCTCCGGCCCGGGCCTTGGCCTCGGTTACGACTTCTGAGACGACGCGCTGCCATTGCTGGGCCGCGAGAGAGACCCACCGATCCCCCGGCTGGCCTCGCGCCCCGTACTCCCGAGCGCGGGCATAGTTGGCCGTATAGACGACCGTTATCGGGTCTTTGATGTCCGCCCCGGCAATGACGAGATTGATCGTCCCGGCGTTGTAGGAGAAGGCCCCGGCCTCGTCGGGCTTGCCGGTCGTCGGGGGTAGGACGCCCGTCGTCGTCGCGACCAGCGAGGCGCGAAGGAAGCCGGTGTCCACCCTTAGATTGCCGCCGGCCGCGCGAGGCGTCTGCATGACGCCGACGATCCGCTGGGCGCTCTCGCGATGAACCGCGTCCATCCGCTCTTTGGTCTTCGCCGCCCAGGCGCTGACGTCGGCGGCGAAGCGGCCTTGGGTCATCGGATGTTGGCGAGGAAGTCGATGCGATATTCGCAGTCGCAGCGACAGTTAATGATCTCGTCAGCCCCGGCTCCGAGCGCGGTATCCATCGGGAAACGCATCCGGGCACCGGAGGGGGAGACGAAGTCCTCCCGGAACCGCACGCTCTCGCCGTTGAGGGCGCGATGGGTGTGACGGACCCGCAAGTCGCCGGCCGAGCGCCAGACCTTCGTGACCGCGTTGGCCGCGATCTGGCCGCTCTCGATCGCTTGGCGATAGGCCTCATGCCGCGCGGCTTGAATCGCCGACATGGCCTCGACCCGGCCGATCGTCTCGCCCCGGAGTTGGAGGAGCCGGCGCTCGTAGGCGACAAGGGCCTTCCCGATCGTCGCCGCCGGGACCGGGGTTTCCTCGCGGATCGCCCGTTGAATGGTCCGGTCGAACCGCTTGTCCCGACGCGCCCGGCCCAGATAGGCCTGCAACCGGGCGGGGTCGCCGGATTGAAGCTCGGCCCGCGCGTTGCGGACGTAACCTTCCTGGCCGGAAGTCAGGCCGATGATGCCGCCGACGCGCTTCCCGGTCGCCCGGTCAATGGTCCCGACGATGCGGAGCGCCGCCGTGCGAGGGTTTACGCCCGCCTCGAAGCTATCCCGAAGGCTGGCGCGCACCGCCTCGCGTTGGTCGTTCGTAATCCGGGTGATCAGTTGGCCGGCGCGCTCGGCGATCCACCGCTCGGCTTCCGGGTTGCGGGCCGAGAACCGGACGATCAGGGCGTCGCCTTGTGCATCTCGTCGTGGGAACCGCTCGACCTCGGCCTTGCCGCTCGCCGCTTGGGCTTGGCGCAGGATTTCGGCCAGTTCCTCGAAGGCCGCGGCGTCAAGATGGAGGGCGTTCAACGCCTCCTCGATCTGCCGCGCCTCGATCGCCGCCGTCAGCCGGCCAAGTTCCGCCCGCCTGCGAATGTCGTCGAGGGCGCGAAAAAATGCCTCCGCCGCCTCCCGCCCGTAGCGTTCGGTTAGGGTCTCATAGAGGGAGGCCATCTAGCGGCCGATGATGTCCAGGGTCGCGCGGGTGACGGAGGCCGTCAGGTCCATGTGGTTGTCCAGCATATCGTGGGCCTCCCGGCGGATGGCTTCCGCGCCCGACTCGTCGCCCCGCAAGAGCGCGGCCTGATAGGCGAGCGTCTTGGCGTTCAAGTCCTTCCACGCCGCAGCGGCGAGCGCGGCAGATGCCTTGATGTCGGTCAACGGCGGACCTGAAGCTCCCACATGACGGTGTCCGGCCCCGGCTGGAGCGGATTGATCGCGACGATCTTATAGCTTGAAGATGCGGCATCGACCAGAAGGTCCGAGAGCCGAGGCTCGACCGTGAGAGAGCCCTTGGCCAGCATCACCTTCTTGTCGGTCGCCAGAACCCGCGTCCCGTCGATCTCCGTGGCCGAATAGTCCGAGACGACGAAGCGACAGGCGTGGTTGACCGGGTCGCCTTCGGTCGGGTCGTATTCCGGCCCGGTTGTGGTCCTGCGCCGCAGCGTCCCGGCAACGCCAAACCGCTCGATCATGCGGTCCGCGGTGCCGATCGTGCGGCTATAGTCGAAGGTCACGACCGAACCGCCGACCCGGCGAGTCCGCCGCCGTTGCCGGCCGCGACAAGCCCGGAGACGAGGTCATCGACCTGCATCAGGATCGGGCGCGAGGCCTCCGGGGTCATCGCCCCGCCGAGATACTCGACCTCGATCGGTCCGACCCGCTCGCGCTTGACCCGGTCGGCCAGAACGACGGCGGGGTTCATATAGCCCGGGCTCGCGACTTCCTTGGCGGCGACGAGGCAAGTCGCCTGGACGATCTCGACCGGGATGGCGTCCGAGGCCACGGCCTCGCCTTCGCCGTCCTCTACGTCCGTGCGGGGCCATGCGAGGGCCTGGGAGCGCCCGTTCGTGCGGGTGCCCTTCCACGTAAAGGCGGACGAAAGGAACGCCGTGGCGCGTCTTAGCGCGGCCTCCTTGGGGGCGGCGGGGCTATCGGCCACCGAGGTCCAGTCCGTGAGCCCTTGCGCCTCGCAGTAGGCATCACAGGCGGCCAGCGTCGCGAAGCTGTCCGCGGTTGCCGAGCCGGGCGTGGTGGTCAGGGCCATGCGGCTATTCCTTGGGCTTGCGGGCGCGCTTGGCCGGGAACGTGCGCTTGATCCGCTCGGTCAGTTCCGGCGGACATTCCGCGCTGGGCGGGGGCGGGGCCTTGGGGGCCTCGTCGAGGCGCTCAACGGGAACACCGAGGGCTTCATAGGCGGCGACGATCTCGGGCCAATCGCCGACGATGAAGACCCGGCCGACGTCTTGGCGCGGCGTGGTGAAAAAGCGGGGGTTCGCGTAGGCCTTGGACTTGTCGAAGTCCGAGGACTGTTGCGAATAGATCAGATCGACCATGGTTTGCTCCTTGAGCAGAGAGCGCGGGAGGTGGTTTCCCACCCCCCGCTAACCCTTTAGGCGACGGTCGCGTCACCGATGGCGATGACGCCCGCGGTGTCCTTGATCGACGTGGCGACCTTGTCCCAGTTGGAACCGGTGGCCAGTTCGGCGTCGGTCGGCGACTTGCCGCCGTTGGTGACGTCCCAGGCGTAGCCCTTGAGGGCCAGGCCGAAGGTGTAGTCCACCTGCATCGTGGTCTCGATGCGGATCTTGCCGTTGTTGGTCTGGATGTTGGAGATCATGTCCCCGCCGTCATAGACCGTCGCGGCACCCTCGACGAGCGAGAGGACCTTCTCCTTGTCGAGCGGCGAGGCGTCCTGGTACAGGGCCGGCGCGTCGGTCACGATGACCGCCTTGCCGAGGATGTCCAGCACGGTGACGTTGCCCGCTTGGAACAGGTGGACGCCGTTGGTCAGGTTCTGGCCGACCAGCTTGTGCGCCACCGAGCCGGTCATGATCGACGCGACCAGATCGCCGGAGCGATCGCCGAACTTGGCATGGGCCTTGTTCAGAGTGGCGTAGCTGATGCCGACGTTCGGGGACGCGTCCGCGATGCCGTCATATTTGGCGGCGGACTGGTTCTCGATCGCGGCGACCAGGGCGGCGATGGCGGAGTTCAGCTGGTCGGAGAGCATGGCCTCGGCGAAGTTGCGCGAGATCACCTCGATGCCCTCCGCGGTCGGCTTCTCCAGCCAGCTGAGTTGCGACGGCTCGAAGACGATCGGGCCGAAGCCGCCGGCCACCTTGACGCCGTTGTGCTGGAGCTGGGAGAGGTTGGTGGACGAGGCGGCGGCGTTCGAGGCGTAGCGGTCCACGCGGCGCTGGGCGGTGTGGATCGACGCGAAGAACGACTCCTGGAGGAAGTCGCCCGTGAAACCTTCCGTGGTCAGGCGGATGGAGCCGCGCGAGGCCTCGTTGAAGAGGGCGACGCGCTGGGCCAGCGTCTCGATGATCGCCGGCTGGATGAAGTCGTTAAAGACCTTCATGTGGGTCAGGGCCATTTGGTGTTCTCGCTTTCAGGATGAGGGGGTTTTTTGAAGGGGTGTTCGGGCAATCCCGCCCGGTGTTGAGCCGCCCTCATCCCGAGGCCCGGCGGATTGTGTCTGGCGGCCCTATCGGGGCAGGTTGAACTTTTTGGCGAAGTGGGCGGTGCGCGCGGCTTTGTCGCCCCCGACGTCTGCCTTGGTGGTTCCGCCGATCTTGTCGGGCTGCTTGCCGCTTCCCGACTGGCCGTCGCCGTCGAAGGCGCGGGAGAAGGAGTCGGAGGCGCGCATCTCGGCGACCAGTTCCTTGACCGTCATGGGCTCGCCCGCGCTGTTGAACCGGACCTCGCCGGCCGCATCGACGACCTGGGGCAGGAAATCGCCCGCCTCGGTCTCCTTGACCTTCGTATGGGCCAGAACATGGGGGAGGAGCAGCTCGACCGCGCCCTTGGCCTCGGCGATAGCGGCGGTGGCCTGTTGCTTGCGGGTCAGGCCGTCCACGGCACCGGTCAGGCGGGCGATGCGGTCGTCGCGGCCCTTGAGCTCTTCGCCGTGCCGCTTGACCAGTTGGTCCTTGGCGGCGTTGAATTTCGTGTCCGCGATCTTGTCCGCCTCCTTGGCGGGGTCGATCGTCTGGAACTCTTCCCACTTGGCGAGGGCTTCGCGGGCCTTGTCGGGGTCGATGTCCTTGAACCGGATGACGTCGCGCTCCAGCTGCTCGCGCGTGCTGCGCTCCTTGCCGAGCGCGGACTTGAGGCCGGAGATATTCTCGAGCGCATATCCGTCCGACTCTTCGACCGAGAGGACGAACTTCCCGTCCTCGCGGGGCTTGTAGAAGGAGCGAACCGTCTCCGGGGCGTCCTCGATCTTTTCGACTACGGCCTTCAGCATTGCAATTCCCTTGCTGCTATCGTTGCGCTTCCCGCGCGGGGTTCGGCGACGGGATCACCCCGCCAGCCATTCCTTCGTCGGCTGACCCAGCAAGTCCGCGGACCAGCCCGACATTGATCTTGCCCGGTCTCCAATCGCCGGCCGCGCCTGATTGAAGCCCCGGCGATGGGCGGCAGCGGCACCCCAGGGCGTCGCGTCGAAGAAGTGGGCGGCGTCGTCGTGCATCGGCACACCGCAAAGGACGGCCCGGTCAGCGCCAAGGGTTTCGAGGGCGTATCTGAGGGCGAAGAGCCCCGACGATCCGCTATCCGGCTGGCCCTCGAACTTCCACTCCGCGAACTCAATCGGGAGGTCCGGGAGGCGGACGGTGCTTTTCCCGGCCTCAAGATGCCCGACAAGGCGGCCCGGGGCGGGGTGTCCGGCCTTGTTGCGGCGGCCCATCCAGATCCCGTATTTCTCGGGGTGAAGCGAAACCGCGGCATCTAGCCGGCCGGGCCAGACCGCCGCGGCGTCATTGCAGGCGACGACGAGATCGAACCGGCCAAGGTCGAGCGCCCCGGCAACGTCACGCCAGAGGGTCGCGGCACCGCCGAGGACAAGGGCTTTCAAAGCCAGTGCTCCTTGACCAGCGGATGATCGGCAAGCTGGTGGGGCTTCCTCTCGCCGTGGAAATAGACGATCCGCGCGTCCCCGACCCCGTGCTTTTCAACGTGGCCCTTGAAGCTGACCACCTGCCCGGGGAAGGCGTCGTCGAGATAGGCGTGGGGGAAGCGGCGAACCCACTCCATGTCGTTCTCGCCGCGATGTTCCCGGCCAATCTTTGTCCAGCCCGGGGGGATCAGGGCGACGCCGTTGCAGGCCTGGGCGAGGTTGTAGGGGTCACGCGGGAGGGCGATCCGGTCGGCGTCGACGCAATAGTCGGCCAGGCCGTCGCAATCGCCACAGACGATCGTATCGAGGCCGACGAGGATCATCGGCCCCTCGATCTCGTAGGGTTGGATGCAGTCGGCATAGCCCGGCCGCGCGGACCTGATCTGGCGCTGCGCGATAGGCTCGATGAATGACCGGGGCCGGTCGGTGTAGCAGACGAACCGGAAGGGGACCGTCAGGTTACGGGAGAACCCGCGATAGAGCTTCTCGACCCAGCCTTCATCGTACATCGACGAGAACGACTGGCCCTTTTCGTTGGCTTGCCAAAAGAGCGTGGCGACGGTCAGGACCGGCTCGCCTTGTTGCTCCGGCCAGAGGTTGGTCATGGCCGGACCGGGCGCATCCGCTTCGGATTCGCGGGCTTGACCATCGTCTTCCCGTTCCGCAGCCAGACCATGCCGGCGGGAACGTCACGACCGACCACGGCTCCAGCCGCGACGACCGCATCGTCTCCAATCGTTACCCCGGGCAGGATCACCGCGCCGGCACCGATACAGACCCGGTTCCCGACCCGAACCGTGACGAACTCGCCGGAGCGAAGGGCGTCGAGGTCAAGGCCCGCCTTGTCCGCGCTCGGCCACATATCGTTGCAGAGCGTGACGTTCGGGCCGATGAAGCAGTCGTCGCCGATGACGAATCCC